TCAACATTATTGTCAACCAACATACCTTTCCCGCCTTTCTGGTTATGGGAGATTAAACTCGCCAAATAGGTTATGAGTTTGCTTTACGTTCCGCTTTTAGCTTTTCGCGGTGAATCCGATCGAATTTCCCATGTGCAGAAGGAAACGAACCAGACCACCCCTCAAGTTTAATAAACGGAGTTGAGATGACGCGGGAAGCTGCCGCGCCGCAGTCACACTGAACGCTATTGTGTTGATACTCAACGTAGCGTTCTAACCTATGTCCACTTTCGCAGACAAATTCATACATCCTTTTCATTTAATTCCTCGTAAGCCCTGGAACTGATCTCGTTCAGATTTACTAGCCAATCCAAGATGCTTAACTCACCTTTATTAAATTGTAACTGAGATTCATTCTCAATTACAGCGATATTATTTAATGTTTTTCTGATCTTTTCAACGTCTTCTATTAAATCTTTCCACCCTTCCGTTGCCATCATGGAAAAGCGGTTTTCGTAGTATTTCTGGAGTTCAGGCGTCATTGGTTTCTTCTTTTTTCTCCAAAGAAGTCTTTAACAGACCAAAAAACGCATCCCTTCCAACCTGAAGTTGATCGACGTTAAACCTGGCAGACGCCAGTTTTCTATCTAAATCCGCAACGTGATTGACTAAAACCTGCTGCTCTTGGGTCATATCGTTGAAGTCGTATTCAACACCATCTATGCTGATAGGCTGTGTTTTTTTCTCGGCCATCTCAGTCTCTCCTTAAAAAATTAGCTACTTGCCCAAGGCAGCGGAAGGGTTACAACGGGCGGATTCTTCTGAGTTGCAATCTGACCCTCTACGTTCGCTTCAGTGGCGTCTTTATCAACGCCACTTGACCAACACCAGCCAAGAACCTGATCCTGAGTCAATTGGTCGTATGGCGTGAAAGACCCGCCTTCGTAGGTGAAAGAACAAGAACCATAAACAGTGGCAGCATAGTCTCCATCAACTCCGTTACACCTCCATGCAGCGGTAATCACCACATCGGTTTCACCATCCTGCTGAACCGCGCACTGCATTTGTTCGATAACCCAAGTGATTTGCGTCATTTTCTGTCCTTTATTAAGCTTGCATAATTATCCAGTTAGTTCCATCAGAAACCAGTGTTGCCCAAGTGCCAGCGGTAGCCGCAAGGATGGCCGTTCCAGCAGCGCCACCAGCAAGAGGCACTACGTTACTTGCGTTAGAGATTACAGTAAACGCGGCAATGGTCTTGATCGTAAACTCTCGGCCAGTCCAGCTAGACGCAGCGGGTAGGGTTACGGTAATCGTTCCGGTGCCATTGCAGATAATCCAGTTTTCAGTGGCAGCAAGGGTAAAATCTCCAGTCTTGGTAACAGGAGCGCCACGGCCAAAGGAGCCAACGACTTGTAGCTTGTTTACAGGCGATGCAGTCCCAATCCCCAAGTTACCGGATGTATCAAGCCTCATCCGTTCTGCGAGATTAGTATAGAAATACAGATTCCCGCTAACCATTCCTATAAATGCGTTATTGGCGACACCATCCGTAAAATTAATATTTACATCAGCACCACTGGCGCTTGAAGCCAAACGCAAAGCATCACCATCAAGCAGAGTTGTGCTTGTATTTGCTATCTTTACATTTAGCCTATAGCCCTGTGCGCTAGTTTCCCCGATTGCCAATCTGCCCGAGGAGTCGAGACGCATTTGCTCCGAGAACCCACTGCCGTTCCTAAATATAATGTTACCCGCAGCGCCACCAGTATTTGAATCAATATAAAAAGCAGTAGAGCCGGTATGCCGCATACCGCCTGCTAGGTAAACACCAACGCTTGACCCGTCCTGCGTAACCCTAATGGCACCGCCAAGTGACAACCTATCGCCAGCCGAAGTCGTGCCAATGCCCAAGTTACCAGAGGCGTCCAGCGTCATTGCTGTGGTAAACGTTATTGCGTTCCCTGCGGTGCCAGATGGGGCGGTGAACCAAGAATGAATGCCGCTTGTTTGTTGATAGCGCGATGCTGTAGTGGTCGTTAGATAAACCCAATTTGTTCCGTCAAAGTAAGCGTTATTTACAAGCCTAACAGTAGCTGAGTCACAGGCAACAGAGCCTACAGTGCTAACCTGAATCGCTTTTTGAGTTGGCCCCCAAGCACTCGGCGTAACACCCAATCCCAAGTTACCGCCAGCGGTCAGGCGCATTAGTTCAGCAAAAGAACCAAGAGCCTTCGTTGTGGCAGTCCCGAATCGCAGCGCAGGTGCGGTATTCAAAAAGAAAATGCCGGGGCCATTAGAGCCTGTGCCACCAAACATACCCGCAAACTGACCATCAGACCCTGCAATGCTCATCTGTGCGCTAGAGGCGGAGCTGACAATATCTAGCCGGTTTGCGGGAGAGGCAGTCCCAATCCCCAAGTTACCGGAGACATTCAGCGTCATCGCTTGGGTGAACGTTATTGCGTTTCCTGCGGTGCCGGAGGGGGCTGTAAACCAATTATGTGAGCCGCTGGTTTGTTCGTAGTATGTCGCGTTTCCTGTGCCAGCGTATTTCCACGAAGTATCGTAATATGAATTTGTCCCAAGTATGCTTTGCCCACCAGCACCATACAAGAATGTTCCTGTTACGTTAGCAATTTGCAAAACTCTACCGACTGTCCACGCACTCGGAGTAACACCCAAACCCAAGTTGCCAGAGGCGTCAACGCGCATCCGTTCGGTGCCAGCCGCACGAAATACATGGATTCCTGACGAGCCAGATGTATAGTAGTTATCGCCGTTAACGCCAAAACCGACTAAAAAGGAGTTTGCTCCTGCGCCAGTAATTCCGTTGACATCAAGTTTTCCAAAAGGTGAAGCAGTCCCAATCCCTAAACCAGTAGTTGTCAGACGAGCCTGTTCTGCGCCACCAATAAGCCACCGATAATCGGTAAGGACATCGCTTTGAATAGTCCCTGCCGCACTACCGGCGATGTTAGAACCAAATGCTGTGATCGTTGCCGCGGTGTTGCTTGAAGAATCAGTAAGTAATCGGATAAATGAAATCTGCCCGACGAACTGATTAGCCATTGAAGTAGTGCTAGACCTGTAGAAATTAATTACAGGAGGAGCGCCAGTAGTGGCGCTTGTTGATTCAAACGTTCCCCTAGACGCAACGCCACCAGCACCAGAAACGTGCAACCTGGTAGTTGGCGATTGTGTGCCAATACCAAGATAACCAGATGAATTAATACGCATTGACTCAACACCGCCTTCAGTAAAGGCAATAGTGTCTTCATCAGGGAAGAAAAGCCCGGTATTAGTATCACCAACATTGTTTAAGGAAGGGGATGACGCACTACCGTCGTCTAGCGATACAGTTCCGGTTGATGGGGATAAGGCGTCAATCTGAGCTTGCAGGTTAGCTAAAGCATCAATAACGCTTTGCGAAGTGCCACCACCATTAGTAATCACCTTGATCTTTTCAGCAAGATCAGGCGCAATAACCTCGCCTACGTTGATTTCTTTCCCGGAGTCAAGAAGAATAATAAGACTGCCATCGAAGTCAACATAAGCACTTGATACAGAAACGCCGTCTTTACCATCTGCGCCATCTTTGCCAGGAAGCCCATCTTTTCCATCGCGGCCAGGCTTTCCATCTTTACCGTTCTTGCCGTCTTTTCCATCGCGCCCGTCTTTTCCGTCAATTCCATCACGGCCGTCTTTAATAGATGCAACGCGCGTCTCAATGGCATTTCCAACATCGTCAAATCGAGAACGAATATCATTCTCAATTTTTTTAAGCGCCTGGACTACGATTTCTACATTTTCAGCAATCTTTTTCTTTTGAATCTCTTTGCTTTGAGCAATAGATTTATGGACAGATTCCAGAACAGTTAACTTCTGCTCATCAGTCATTTCATCCAGGTTTGGCACCAAACTCATTTCAATGCTCCAGATAATTGCTCAAGAAACTCATTCTCTACGGAACGTAGGTTTTCTTGCTTAGTTGCCATTTGAAGCTCAACGATCTTTGACTTGTTCTTAATGTCAGCTTCTTTGAGCATTAACTCAGCAATCTTGACTCTTTTATCAAACTCTTTTGACGCAAGATCGTCGTTAGTGGGAAGGTTCTTCGTAACCGCAGACATAGTCTTTGCTTCAATCTCTTTCGGAAGCAGTTGAGTCTCGACTGCAAGTTTCGTAGCTTCAGCCCTGTTCTGTTCTGCTTGTGTGGTCTGAACAGCAATCTGCGCTTGAGCAGCTTGGATAGCCAATTGTTCTTTAGCCATCTGAAGCTGTTGCGCTTCAGGATTAGGTTGAGCCATCTGTTCCAGCATGGCAATCAGTTCATACCTGTTGGACAGACTGGAGTTCGCAAGGATGCCTTTCAGAATCACAGGAAGAACAGGCGTATCTGGCCCTAAAGTCTGGAGGAGGCCGATAAACTGTTGCTGCTCGTACTCCCGAGCGATAATCCCCAAAGTCGCGGTAGGTATGAACTTCATATCCACAGATGGATACCGTTCAGGGTCAAACTGCATATACCTGTAAACGGCTTTGTGGATAAACGGAATAAGGAAGTCTTCTTGGAAGTTAACCAGAGTCCTCTTGTACTTCTTGATAATCGTAGCAATCGCAAGGGACATATTGCCATCCCTTGAGACTTGAGAAACCATACCCTGCGAGTCTAAAGTACCCGTAGCTTGTAAGAGCATCCTCTCAAAGTCTTTAGCGGTAGCAAGACTATTGGGATCAGTATTGCCGAACTTAAACGGATAGAGAATTTCGTTGGGGGCGCCGTTCGTCAGAATGGCTTTCCCAGGTTTGACCTCAAACTTCATCCCGCGTGGAAGCCTAGTAGCGTCCATCGCAATCATCGGAGAAGTCGTTAACGCCAGAGAGTCCAGATGGCTACGCACCTGGGCGTCAATGGCTTTCTGCATGTTATAAGCCTTCTCAATCGTTCCACGACCTAACAAACGATTGGGTACAGTATCGTCCTGATAAGCAATCACAGGACGGTCTTTCATCATGTACGGGGATTCTTCGGCTTTTAACAGAGTCCCGTCATTCGCAATCACAACGATTGCTTCAACAAGATCATCGTATTCGTCTTGAATCGAGTCTTCAGGGAATAACTCTACGGTTTCTTCTTTTCCAGAGATATACTCTCGCGGCACAAGACCGTAGTAAGTTAACAGTTTAACTTTATCGTCTTGGAACTGGACTAACTCTTGAGTCGGTTCTAACTTATCGTCTTCAGGAGCAGTGCCAATCTGGACTTTCCTGTAGACTCCATCTTCTTGTCCTTTGACGACTTTGTGGATTGAGACATACTTCTCAATCGCAACACCCAAACAGTCATCAATGGACGTACCATTGGGGTCAAACAGGAAGTTTTTAGGGTTTACAGGGACGATTTTTACCCCGATACGGTCTTTTTCTACCACTCCGATCGCAGCGACTTGTTGTCCTGGGATCTGTTGGGTAGAAGGCTCAAAGACTTTATCAGTAATGACTACAATCTCACCGATACCCGTACCGTAAATCTCGGCCATTAACTCGATCTGGTCGATAGACTTGCGGATTTTGTCTACCTTGAAGTCCTCCATGAGTTGATTTTTAATCATCTCAACGTCAAGAGGATTACCATTTACGTCTTTTATGTCATCTTCGATGTCAAAGAAGTCACCTTGACCAAAGATGGCTTCCATAATCTCAGCATGACGGGTTTCTACAGCTTGTTGGGCAGCAGGAGTGACTAATCTACTCCTCTCAGACTCCCGAGTTCTATCATCGGAGGCCCATTCACCACGGAAAATACGCTCGTATTCTTCCCAGGCGTCTAAAAAGTTGGAATTTCGATAATCTCTCCACCGATCGCAGTGATTTACAACAAAAGCGACTAATTCGTTGTCTTTTTCGGACGGTTGCTCGAAATTTTCCATATTAAACACCCGCAATTATGTCAATCGGTTCCCACTCGTCCGTAGCTTCATCCTCAAAGTAAGAGGTTACGGCTAACTGGTCTATGTAAGACAAGGCATCCGGTAAGTCGTCATGCACACCCTTAGAAGGAAACATCAGCAACTGGTCGATAAACTCATCAAAGTCATAGTCTTTATTTAAGGTTATCTTCCCGTGTTCAAACCTTCCCTGTAAAGCCCATATCACCCTGTCAGTTTTCTTCTTGTTTCCGTGTGTCAAGTCTTCAATGTGGCAATATACATTATATTTACGCATTAAATCACTTAAATAAGGCAGCACAGCGTTCTTCAAAGATCCCCTCTCAATGCCTATCTTCATAGGCTTGTAGTCGTTCGCGCATTTAATAATATTAAACGCTGTCTCTTTGATATCCCATCTACCATGTTCAATCTTCTGAACAAACCAATTACCGTCTTCTGTTACTTTAACAACAGCGATTGCACTCTCATCCAACTTTTGATTCCCACCCTTGTTCTTAGCCACCTCCTCAAATCCAGCTAAGTCACAAGCAATGTAATAACTCCCTCCAGTAGGCTCATCTCCGAACTTAATCCACTGTTCTTTAAATATGTCACTACCGGCGTTGTCAAAAGACGCCATGTACTCCTGTTTAAACGCGAACGAACTTAATGTCTTCTTCGCAGCCTCAATCTCTTTCTGGTCTATTAAAGGATTGTCCTTAGTCGTAAAGTGCCAAGACTTCCATTCCTCGTCTTTCTCACTTTGACCTAACTTAAACAAATCATAGAACCAATTACGCCCTTTGGGAGTCCCGATAAATATCGCCCTACCGCGTTTGTCAGATAAAGACGCCCGAATAACCTGTTCCCAGGCTTCAGGTTTAATATCCGCTACCTCGTCCAAAACCGCGTAAGTTAAAGACACACCCCGTAAGGTATCTGGTCTATCTGCACCTCTAACATAGATCATCGCTCCGTTTATTAAAGTGATGTCCATGTTGTTTATATGACTACTCGCTATAACTCCCCTACCGATATCCAACAAGACATTCCAGATAATCTGCCTAGCCTGTCCGTTAGTAGGAGCAACGTACAACACCGCACTCCCTGGAGGACATTTAAGGCCTTCAATTAACAAAGTCGTAGCCGCTAGACGAGACTTCCCACACCGCCTACCAGCAGCGATAACCTTAAACCTTGTCTTATCCTGAAACACATCCTTCTGCCAGGGCAGTAAACTAAAATTTAAATCAGCCATGCTGTTTCCAATATGTATTAAAGCTAGCCAATCTTCTCACCTTCAATCACTTGACTAGTATCCAAGCCAGTAATGTTAATCGTCACCGCACTCCTCTGGCCTTTCTCCTTTTCAAACATACTCAAAGGCAGTAACCTATCTACACACAGCTTAATCATCGCACCTTGATGAGGGTGTTCATCGTTCATCGCAATCTCTAACGCCTTCTCTACTACATCCTTCCCCCTTGAGCTTATCAGTAAATCTTTAAGCTCCTTTAACTTATCCCCCTCAGTCTTTAGCAAATGCGGGTTCTGAGCAACCCTCTGTAAAGTCATCTTCACAGACCCCTTAGGTCGCCCCCTCTTTTTCTGAGAACGATTCTCATTTAAGACTTCATCTACCTCAATAGTCGCAGTTTCCATTTTTTTTTAAAAAAGGTGGAGATGAGGAAGAATAACCTAAATTCGCTTTTTTTGTGGAGGAGGGGTACCTGCAATTTTTCTTCATAGCGCCGACCCCTCCCCCCCCCTATGTAAGTGACCGCCCACTAACGACCAGGCTGTGAACGTGACGAAAATTGTCACCGACTGCCGCTGATCGTCACCGAGTGACAAGAATTGTCACCGCGTATTGGCGCAGGATTTAACAGTTTCCAATAGAATCAATAACTTAACAGTCTGGCACGAAACTAGCTTATATACAGGTGCCGGGATAGTCCGGTATTTCAGGAATGAGGTTATCGTGCTAGAAAGCATTGCAGCATTCGTTGCCAGGCAGTTCCCTCGCATGGGACAGGAGGAGCAGTTATACACCATGAAATTAATGATGGACTACGCGGCAGACGATTTAGAGTATTGGGAAATAACCAGCCTTTGGGACTTGTGGGATGCAGCTATTGCCAAAAAGTTAAATAACAATTAAATTGTAGTCACCGCCGCCGGTCGGCTACCGGCTTTTCAGACATGGAGCAGAACAATGGTAAAGATTAGTGTTACGTCAAAGCTTGACGGCATCAAGTCCTGGTCGTTGCAGGCAATTGATACTTGCCCGGGAAGTCTAGCAGCGCCAGGCGTACTGGTAGACGCGTGCAAAGGATGCTATGCCGCGCAAGGCACCTACCGGTACCCGAACGTCAAAGCGCCGCGCATCCACAATCGCGAAGACTGGAAGCGGCTTGAATGGGTAGATGACATGGTAGCGGCCCTGGAAAACGAAAGGTATTTTCGGTGGTTCGATTCGGGCGATGTCTACAGTCTACCGCTCGCGGAAAAGATACTAGAAGTAATGCAGCGTACTCCCTGGGTTAAGCACTGGCTACCAACCAGGATGTATAAGTTCCCAAAGTTTCGCATGGTATTCGAATCAATGCGAGAACTTGCCAATGTCAGCGTGCGGTTCTCTTCGGACAGTGTGACGGGCGAGTTTATTAAAGGCTTACATGGAAGCGTAATCATTCCATCGCCCCTTCAGGCTCCCAAAGGGACCGCTCTATGCCAGGCGTACGATCACGGCGGGAAGTGTAACGGCTGCCGAGCCTGCTACGACAAAAAGGTTAAAGTAATCGCGTATCCAGCGCACGGGCGCGCCATGTCTAAAGTTATCAAAATTAAACTTGCAGCCTAAAAGGAGAAAATCATGATTGTATTTGACTATGCATCGAAAAAAGACTTAAAAGCTTCCATTGGTCAACCGCTGCAATATATAGAGACATCAATGTTTGGGCCGCAGTATGTGGAAAACGGAATGCTTACCGGGGCGAATCGGCCGCACATTACCGGCAAGGGGCGCGAGTTTTTTGCCAACGTCACAATGGAAAACGGAATTATTAAATCCGTTAAGTAATTATTGCGCCGCAACAAAGGGCCGGGTATTTTCCCGGCTTTTTCGGCATTTTGCCCCTTAGTTGCACTGCAACATCACAAAGGATTATCAGATGAACCCGAAACTTCACGCTGTTCTGGAATATTTAGCTGGCGCGCTGCTAGGCTGCTGGATGCTGTTCGGGCTGTGGGTTTGCCTATGATTGCGTTAATCAACGCATTGATTGCATTGATAATTATCATTTTGAGAGGTTAATATGCCCACACTTAATCATTCGCATATGTTTGATCTGGTAGAGAGTAAACAATGGCAACATGATGACGGCCGGACGGCCAGCTTATACGGTGCTGTTCCGTATCATTCAGACCCTACAGGCTGGCGTGTGGTAACGGTAGGATGGACGGTCATTCATAAGAAAACCGGCACTGTAGGCATTGGCAGGAAGCCCTGGAAAACCAAGCAGGAAGCAGAAGACTGGCTATACGGCAGATAAAAACCTAATAGAATCAACAAAGGGAGCGATTGCTCCCTTTTTTTTCGCCTAGTGCTCGTTTGTTGAGCAGGTCATATATATGACTTGCGCGAGGTCGTGCATCCTAGTCTTATCCTTTAATTGTCTCCCTTATCTGTTCTGTCTTTTCTGTCTTCGGTTGTGTCTTTTACTCTATAGGCTCTCTTTACCCTGTGTTCTCTAGGATTCGATTGGAGCTATTCTTCCCTTCGGGGCGAAGTCATGCTTAGTTCGCGGTCTCCGCTGCGTTTATATCGCATCCTGGCGAATCCTCGACCCCGTTTAACTCCGGCCTTTCTTTGTAACTCTTATCGTTCCACCACAATTTACGTAACTGCGAATCCGTATTGTTTAAACAAATACTTACCGTGAGGCTTTCCCTGGGGTAATGGGGTCTGTAACCTAGTCTGTAGAAATAAGCGTAAAAGCTCAGGACTTCGTGATAACCCCTACTGATGTTCCCATGTCCAGCCGCTAGTAAGATAGCCCGATCAGCTTCGGTTATCCTTCTCTTTAACCATTTACTGTCGGGCTTACTTGGCCTACCTTTAGGCATCTTGGTTCGCGGTTTCCGCTACGGTTTCCACTGCTTCCGCTGCGGTCAGGCTGTAGAAATAAACCGCTTTCGGGCCGCTTGATTCTAGGTTTTTTTGTCCTTTTTCCTTTTTAATCTTATTTTTTTTCGTTAAATAATTCAGGATTACGTGGATGTTCTGAGATCCGGTCATCTGCTGTAGCTGCTTCGCGGTAAAGCTACCCTGCTTAAGAGCTTCCAGAATCCTCTCGACTGGTTTCATTTCTTTCCTTTAAGTTTATATTGTTTAACTGATGTCGTGCCGTAACGGGTTTTTACTTGTTTCATCTGGCTGACGATCTCGTGGCCTTCTTTCTTTAAGTCATAGATCCTGCTGGCAAGTCGCGTCACTCCGTAGTTCTGGAATGCTTCCATCGAGGTGATCGGTGATTTCTGGAGGTGTTTCAGAATCGAAAGCGCCTGGCTCATGTTCCCTCGCGTATTTAAGTAATCGCTGATTGTGTTTCTCTGCTTGAGACTGGGGAATGAATCCCTCGATTTCTCCGTTCTTCGTGTAAAACTGGACGTATTCGTGGTCGCACGTTCCTTTCTTTAGGTTGTATCGCTGAAAACTAGGTGTGCAGTCCTGGCAAAACCAGATGTTATAAGGCGGTTTGTAAAACGCTGCGGCCTTCCTCCATTCTTGAAACTGCTCTTGGGTCGCGCATCTCGGAACCCGTTTCACATGATAACTTAATAAATCCTTCTTGGCGATTCTCATTTAAGTTTATACCTATCTCGGCATGGGGCGCAAACCCCTTCAATTAAACGCATAGAGTGCTCCCCGCATAAATCACACTCGCCTGGCGTTCCTTTCTTTAACTCCGCTTTCGTCCTGATGAGCTTAACCAACCTGCTTACGTGGTGGTCAGCTTCATCATTGGCGCGGTCGATCTCGTCACTCATAGTTTCGCCAGCTTTTCCTTGTAGGTTTCGATCATGTCGTTTGCCAGCTTTTTCTTATAGGTTTTTATCATGTCGTTTAAGTCAGATCTTGTGTGCTTCACAGTCTGATACTTAAGCAACATTAACTCATCAAAAACCGTCTGTCCATACGTCCGTATGATGAACTGAGCGTAGTCGTCCTGCCTTCCTGCCATGTAGTGATTGCATCGAGTGCATTGTGGGTGGACATTCCTTTCATCCCACCTGATCGACCTGTGCTGACGCTTAACAAAGTGTCCTGCGTCTACGTCTTTCCAGTAAAACAACTTCCTACAAGTACAGCATTCAACAGTCCCGCCCTGGTCAGCGTATTTCCTTCGCACGTATTGTGAAAATATCTTGTCGAGCTTCTTTTCAAGAGCAGACAGAGTAGGTAGCTTTTTCATTTGTAGAGACTCAAGACGATATCAATGGCTTCTATGTGCTTTTTAATGGCTTTTCTATCTAGTGTTTTATCATTCTCAAACAGTAAAACCTTGCGCGTAAGACCGTCTATTAAATCAATCTTCGCGTTCTCTAGCTCCATCACGGTTACGTCTTGCATCAGATCGGCGTTTAACTCGACCGAGAGCGTATTACGTTTGCCTTTCGCTGACACCTTCCCACGCATGAGCAGTGTGGCGGGCTTTTCCATTCTCCGAAATCTCCCCATCGTTTACTTAAATAATCTACCAAGTCTTTACGGTAGATCTTGCAAGGCTCAGACAAAATAAAACGATTCCGGTCAGAATCGTTATTGAAGTCGTAAATCAAGCCTTGTCCAACCTGAGTTCAGCATGAAGGTCTGAGTATCGGTCTGGATACCGCTTCGCCAGCTTCTTGATGTTCCTGTCTGCAATCTCGTTTAAGTCTACACCTAAACAGTCGGCAGCAAGAGCAACGAACCACATAATGTCCCCGATCTCCTCGATCGCGTTCTCTGCGTCAAACGGCCTTCCGTAGACCTGGTGCTTCTTCACCGCGTCCGCATACTCTCCTACCTCACCGCACAACCCGTAAACAGAGTGCATCAGGTCGAAAGACTCTCCGAGTGCTTTCTTCGTCTTCATCGCAAGAACTTGATATTCATTTAACTCCACGACGCACCTCCAGGCATGATTTACAGAGAAAACGGTTTGATTTATTGATGAAGACGAGTCCACCACCTTCTAGGGGACGATGGCAATTACACTTGAAGCAGAATTTATTGCCCATCTTCTGATCGACCACGTCATTTATAGCTTTGATCTGTTTTTTTGTTAGCATTGAGTTTCTCTATGAGTTCGCTGACCATTCTTTTAGTTTCTTCTGGATAGTTCAAGACTTCTTTATGGGGAAGCATTAGGGGAGGCTTCCTCGGAGGCAGCAACCTGATGAAGTCTGTAGGTGTCGGCCACCGTTCACAGGTCGCGCACAACTCTCTAAACGCTGACTTGACCCTATGCTTATCCAGTTCCTCATTCCACTGTATAGGTCTGGTAGAGATCACATCAAACCAAACCTCGACAGTCCCAGGCATCAAGTCCGCAGCAGGTGAGTTTTGTAGTCTCAACGCTGTTAAACGCTGGATGCCTTCGATCACTTCGTTCTTGAGCCACTTCATTGCATCTTCATCCGTTCCAGCAAAAGCAAAGTCTCCATCGACTTCGACTTCTGCGTGACTACAGGAGTGACTTCATCATCCCACCTCTCAGCCCTTAACCAAGTCGCAGGGTAGGGGATGAACTTGGGATTGTCCCAAGCGGCTTTTTGTTGCTCGATCGCATTCAAAACTGCATCTAGAGAGGGGCGAATCTTCTCCGTTTGCACCCATGCCTTCCTCGCGTCGCCTTTGGCGATCTTTCTCGGATACGCTTGCCAGAACTCGTCAAAATCAGTCATGTTGCCTCCGAAAATAATTATTCTGCTAACAACTTAGGTTGAATAGAATTTTTATAGATTGCTTCGCGCATCCATGAGTATCGTGACAAACCTGTGCCATCGATTGAATCAACGCCCATTTCATCAAAATACTCAAGCCTACCTGGTGTATTGACCCTGCCTACATGAACCCATTTATCTAGTGTTTTGGCGCACTGAATTATTTGCTTGGAATACACTGACAACTTGAATTCTGTTGACCCACCAATGAATATTGCCTTGATTGAGTCCCACGGTATTTCCAGGTCTTGTTGACCATCTTGCGCCACCAATGCAATCGGCCAATCTTTTAGCTTTTCAGTCCAGCGGTAGAATATTTCAAGAGTTCTCCTGGCAGACCCAACAACATCTGGAGCACAGACAAAAATACAATTATGTCTGCGTTCATATTCCCTTGCCAACAATGCATCAAACGCTTTTTTGTCGAACCTAGAAAACGCACCGTTATCTATGGCAAATCGAGATTCAGGACGCTGCAATTTGTATCTGGTTAATGGTGTCAACAACTGCTCAACTTCGCACCCTAATTCGCCAGCTGCAATCGCAAGGTCTTGACTTGTATCAAGCAGCACTAGCATATCTTTTCCTCTCATCACGCTCGTTCTTATATATGCGACAGCAAAAAACGCATTGATGCCTAAATCCTGTGCTGCTTTTTTTATTGATGTAAAAATATTTCTTGTCTAAAGGCCAAAATTGCTTGCAATCCCAACATTGAACACTGTTGCCTTTGCGTTTTACGCTTTGGATGGTTCGCATAATTTTTTCGCCCATTCTTGCGTTATGTATTTCCTCTCAGCACGACATTCAAACCCACCATAGCATCGGATAATCACAAAATCCCAATACGCCGGTAGCTGCATCAAGAACCAGCAAGCCAGAAATTCTGCTGTTGGCGTTACCGGCAAAATGTCATTGAGATTTTTAAGTTTTATTTTTTCAACGATCTCGTCAACGTCTACCCTCATGTCAGACATTGTTTTCGTGCAGCCGGTTATTGGATTAATTTCCTGCCAATATCCAGCCTCTAGCCAGTAATTGTGCCTATGAAAGCATTGTTTATTCATCTGAGGAAGATCATGCTCTGCCTCAAAGAACACGCTAACTTTACATTCAACACGCGGCCATGAGTTTTTCATGTTGCCTCCAGGTTAGGTGCCTACTCGCTGCGTCCTCGTCGGGAATTTCACAACTCTGCGACTACGGCATCCGCTTTCGGCAGGAGGAGATTACTCTTAAATTTATTTATGTCAATCTTTTTTTGATGGCTCTGCTTTTTTGCTCTCTTGATACCTTCTTTTCGCCTCTTTGAGTCTGCTCTCAAACGACCCCTTGTTCATCAACTTGGAGATCGCAGGAGTCAACGGGCCGTCCCAATACCACTTCTTATGCACCCAATCCCACTTAGCGCCAGCGTTTTTTGCGTAGTGTTTTTTGTTAAACGGAACGTCCAAATATGTCTTCATTTTCACCTCGGGAATAGGTTTAACCCTTAACAGGTGATACGCCTCGCGTATAGCTGTCTAGGTCTCCTGCCTGTCCGCTGGCTCTCAGTGCCAGTATCACCTGACCGGGTGTTAAGGGTCTCACTAGCCCGGATTTCTACTTCTCGGCCTGTTTTGGGTTCACCCGGCCTCCGGCATGAAGCTAACGCGCCCTGACGGACTGTGAAATGAAAAAACCCTTACGACTGGGTTCAGGTCGTGGCGATGACGGAGCGATAACCCAGTAAAGTCGCTACATCAAGACCAAAACCCATGCGTAAGGGCTTTGCTGGATTCCACACTCCGCCACAGAGCGACCTGTCTTTTTCACAGGCACAAGGATTCTCCATCATCATCCATCTGTCCGCAAGTTATTTTTCATCTTTTTTATAAACCATTGATTATCAATAGAAAATAAATGTTGACAGACTGGATTTAACTGTTTACCATGCTTCCACGGTCGATTCCCTGAAGACCGGTTAAACAGGAGATTTCAGATATGTCATGTAACTGTGTTGCCTACAAGTTCCCGCACCGTCCTGGTGGTGGGAAATGCCAAGATCCCGGAGAGATGCCAGAGTGCAACGACTGCGCCTTCGCGCTGATCGTTCACGACCCATACGGGTCAGGTGATTCTTGGTATTCCGAGGTGGAATGCACTCTTAAACAATGCCCGTGGGGGAAAAATGGACTCTCGTGATTTTGAACTAAAGATGATTAAAGAAAACCTCGCCATGCATGAGTCTGGTGAGCATCTATCCGGCGGTCGGCTTCACGTTCCTGCCAGCAAACAAGACTTGCAGGGATACGGTTCGGCTTTGACCTATGCTCGTTGTTACTCGCAACTCATTGCCCGTGGGGGAAACATGGACGCTCGTGATTTTGAGATGGAAATGCTCAAGGAAAACCTTAAAGTCGTGCAGAAGCGTAACGACATGAAAACTTTACACCTCGGCAGACTGGTCGGGCTTGCTGAGTTCATAGAAGAAAATCCGACCAACGAGTATTTAACAGCAGCGTTTCTTAAGAAGCAAATTTCCGATATCGTTAAAGAATACAAGGAGGCATCATGCAAGCGATAGCATCAGCACTCGTCAAGGCTCAGAAAGAATTTGGGCCAGCTCTCAAGACTTCAACGAACCCGCACTTCCGTTCACGTTACGCTGACCTCTCGGCTTGCGTAGAAGCTGTGATTGACGCGCTGAACAACAACGGCATCATGATGATGCAGTTCACTCATCCCTGCGACAACGGGGTGATCGTGGAAACAATCTTCATGCACGAGTCCGGTGAGCACGTATCAGGTGGTAGGCTTCACGTTCCTGCCAGCAAGAATGACCCGCAGGGTTACGGCTCGGCTCTGACCTACGCTCGTCGTTACAGCCTCCAGGCAGCTTGCGGTATCGCACCTGAAGACGATGACGGTAACGCCGCCTCCAAACCGACCATCAAGGAAGTCCCGAAAGTCGAGAAGAAAGCAGACGATCGAGACAAGGATACGCTTAAATTTATCCTTGAGTCCTGCGCGTCTTTGGATGAACTTAAAGATGCCTATTCCAAGATGACGCCATCAGAACGGTCTGCGGTCGCTGATGTTAAAGACCAGATGAAAGGAAAACTCTCGTGAGAGAAGCCAACCCTCTCCAGAACACCGGAGAATGGCACTCAGAGCGCACCGGGAAGCTCACCGCTTCTCGGATGTCTGCTGCTATGTCATTCCTCAAGGGAAAGCCTGGGAAGGCTCCTGAAGAATCCTCGAAGCGGTACGACCTCAAGAAGGAAATCCTGCTGGAAAGGCTTACCAACAGGATTGTCCCCAAGTTCGTAAATGACGCAATGCAACACGGCGTCGAGCAGGAGCCGTTTGCCAAAGAAGTCTTTGAGCAAAAGACGGGGATTCTCATTCAGGATGTAGGCTTTATCAACCACCCGTCAATTGATAACTTCGGTGCTTCGCCTGATGGTCTTACGTCAGACGGTGGACTGATTGAGATCAAGTGTCCGACAGAAAAAACTATGCTGGAGTACTTGCTTCAGGATAAGATTCCAGAGGATTACAAGAAACAGATGTGCGTCCAGTGTCTATGCGCGAACAAGACGTTCGTTCACTTTGTAGCATACGACCCTAGACTCCCTGATGGTATGCAGTTGTTCCACAAGATTTACACTCCCACCCAAGAGGAGTTGAAAGACGTAGAGTTAGCAGCAATCGCGTTTCTGGATGAAGTAGACGAGATGTTCTATCAATTGACTCATAGGTGATATATGGCTTACGAAATGAAACCAGGTGAAGGCTCCGCTTTTCTCAACGAGAAAAAAGAGGACTGGCACGCAGACTTCCGAGGGAAAGTTGTCCTTCCTGATGGCAAGACTCATTATCTCGACGTTTACGAAAAGACCGACAGAAACGGAAACAAGTTTATCCGTATGAAGATCGGCAAAGAAGTCATGGGCCGCACTGAAAACGCTCCGAAAAAGGACAATGGAACCGTGGGCGCAATGAAGGATGACATACCGTGGTAAAACATGAACTGATCGCAGATAGACTCAGGGACATTATCAAAAACCTGTGCGAAGAACTGAGGGTGGCAGCGTATGTTATTAGAGTCCTGGAAGAAAAAACAAACGACCATTCAGATCATGCAGCAAAACTTGAGGAAATCGCAAATGACGCACTCGCAAAGCTATACCGATAAACTTGAGGCGGCAAAGCAGTACCTTAAAGACCGAGGGATAGATGTAACTGATCGGAACTGCAAGTTCCGTCCGACAGCTTCGCACGACACTGACATTAGAAAGACATTCCAGAGGTTTCTTAAGAAATAAGGTTCAGGGGCGTGGTGAAATTGGTAAACACAAGGGACTTAAAATCCCTCGCCGCCAGGCTTGCGGGTTCGATTCCCGCCGCCCCTACCAACAGGAGATATCAGAAATGACCAAAGACGAAATCATCGAACTGGCGAAAGAGTGCGGCTACTGGTCGGGGCAAACTGTCGAGATGAATTACGTTGGGCTTGAACGCTTCGCCGCCCTCGTAGCCGCGCATGAGCGGGAAGAGTGTGCGAAGGTGTGTGAAGAAGAACTCTGCAACTGCTGTTGGGAGGATGATGCTCAAGACGCAGCCGAACATCTTGCCGAAACCATCCGAGCAAGGGGAGAGAAATGAGTAAACGCTGGCAGTTGATAAAAGAATCAGGTCTTGACTACGATGCATTGCCACTTGATGACCAGTTTGCAGTTGATAGTCTTATTTCAATCGTCGCCGATGCCGTGTGGAAGATGGCGGTAAAGATTTGTGAGGATGAGTATAGCAGCGAAGGGATAGCACAACGCTGCGCCAACTCTATTAAACAAATGGAGCTACCATGACCGACAAAGTTGAGGAGGCAGCGCCGGGGCCGTGTGGAAACTGCGCGGGTAAAGGCTACGACATAATCGGGCTTAAAGGGGCGGGCGGGCGCATCTATAACCGAGTCTGCCATGTGTGCAAAGAGGCGAACGTTGTGGCCCTCGTTAAACTCAGGGAGAAGAACCAATGAAACTGTTTATGCGTAGTCAATACGACAAGGGCAGCAAAAGAACCGTGATCGGAAACCCGATGGACTACAACGCAATTTGCCTGCGCTGCGCTGGCACGATGGGCGGGAAGATAACTGAGAAGATATCAACATGGTATATAGATCACTGTGATTGCTGTGGACTGGAAACGAGCGTTACTCAACCGCGTGATTTTATCTGGAGGACATGATGGGACTCGGAGATGCGATGATGTGGATTCTTGGTGCGTTAGTTGTGGCAGGTATGCTCTTAGTGCTTTACATGAGCATGGACTTTAAAAAGTACACGGAAGAAGTCAAGCCTGTAGAAGAAATCGTGGTTCCAGTTAAACAAAAGCGTCAGTACAAGAAGCGCGGGACGTATTGGGATCAACCCAGGAAACGGAAAGCCGCAAGGAAAGCGCGAAAAAAAACCCCGGCCTAAACCGGGGAAAGATCATCGGGGAGGAGGCCGACGATTGCAGCGATGACTTATTCTAAGACTAAACGGTGATAATCTCACCCCGGAATTGGAATGAGTCATCACTAAACTTTAATGCCAACTCCGGTTGAAGCAAAACCCCATCTTTAAATGTTAGCACTGCGATCGCAGACTGCCAGTTCACTCTACGACCCTCTAGGTAGTTAACAAACGGGCCATCCCTAGAAGAATCTGCGGTCATGCCATGCCTTACACCGTACCGTCTGCCTCTCCTATCGTCATAACAAACCACCTCGGCTCGGTGGTCGTGACCTGTAACGATATTCACACCTGATTTAACAGTGTTGTTGTATCCAGCATGGACACCACCGTTTTCACGGTGCCTGATCTCCGTGTGAGAGTCTTCGCCCTGGTTGATAGTCACGAACCAAGCTGGCGTCCACATGGGAAGATGGTCTTTCAGGTGTATCCCAAACACGCCTTTGTACTCAGGAGCTACAGAAGCTAGTCTAGTCTCAAAGCGCAGATCGTGATTCCCTGCACACCAAATACGCTTAGAGTTAGGAGAGGCTTTGAGTATCTCGTCAGAACGGTCTTTAACGGTTTCCAGTTCTTCTTTGACCGCTGGCTTGTTTTCCCACCCGATCGAAGGGTGTCGGGAAATTGACGCACCATCGAAAGCGTCACCATTCCATATTTGAGCAAAAGGTTTAAACTTCTTGGAGAGGTAGCAGTAAGCCCTGTGCATTACCGGGATATGCCCAGGCCAATAATGCTGATCCCCTGCTATAAGAACAACCCCGTTTTCTATCTGAAGTGAAACTTCAACGCGGTCAGCAGATATCTGCATGGACTGGTCGTATTTTTGGCGACCAGCGTAATCTACTAAAATTAAACGGATATCGTAGGCTTGCTCTATACGCCTACGTCTACTTCTTACTGCGGTTTCTGAACATTTCAGAATACTAGCTACTAGCTTGGTGCTTTTGTTGGCGTTCCAGATCTGGATGAATTCCTCATCGCTGCATTTCGGCGAAGACATTACTTTCCTCTCTTAGCTCTCTTTAAGACCTTCTTGGAAATAATCATCCCTTTAGGTATCTGCATCCACCCCACGAAGTCTTCGCCCGAGTAGGTGTGACCTATTATGACGTACTTTTTGTTCTCGGAAATTAAAAACCCAACAGAAATAACCACTTGCGGCTCAAACTTGACCTCTCTTGCTTCCTGCCAACCCGCGTCACTAGAGGCATCGTCCCAAGTGATCTCAACTAGCGGGTACTGATAGTTCATTGGATAGTCACCGGACTCTCTAATAATCCAATCCCAACGGCTCCAACAAGAATTAAAACCTTCCCATCTGACAAACTTAAATGAAGCCCATCTTCATAGACATCGATAGATACCACTTCCCTGCCAATTACCTCATTAGACAATTCTTCAATGGTATCTAGCATTTAAGTATATGGCCCGTTCGTCATTCCTGCGTTTAATTAAACCAGGTAACTCTCTACCACCGGCCTTAGTCCACATCAAAAAGGCATCCGCTGCGCCTTCAAAATCCCCACGGTTATGCCTCATCCTGATACTAGATCTTTGGAGATTCCCTAAGCCTACGTTGAAAGCAAAGGAAACCAGCGCATCAAAGCGAGACTGATTAAGACCAGTAGGGCAAAGTCTAAGAACACCCTGCTCAAACCTGCGTAAATCGTCCGTAAGGAGCTTATCCACTTCATCTGGTGTCAAGACCCTATCCCATCCCTCGGGGATCGCCAAAGCCTTCCTAGACTCGATTGGAACAGATATATGCGAAGGGTCGATTACGTGCCCTACACCAACCGTCCAGAGTAATGCAGGACAGCGGTAAGGCTTAAATTTAACTCCCTCGTGGTGTTTAATAACCCTTATGACTTCAGGGCTGACTTTCATTTCTTACTAAACGCCTGGGTTCCAAACCAAAACGCCACCACAGATGCCCAAATCAGTTGCGTTTCATCATCCCACAGTTGGTCTAAAACCACGGTAAAGTCAGCCTCGACTTTTGTGGCGTACCAAAAACCAGCGACTTCCACGAAGCAGAAGATCAGGAAAAGCCCGTAGGTAATGGCAGGACGCACTGAGGCGCGAAGATTCACGACCCACTGACTCGCACCCTTCCCGATCTCGATATCGTGCTTGTAGAGGGATTCTCGCTCCTGAACTGCGGTCTGTAAGGCAATCTGATCCGTCCTGATTTCCTCGACTCGCTGCTGTGCAACAAAGCCGAGTTTAACCATCTCCAGCTCTTTTTCCTTCTGTAAGTTAGCGAGTGCTAACTCATGTTTCTTGTCCGACTTATCTTGGAAGAAGTCTAAGAGTTTAGGAAGCCCACCGGCGAGGAAAGATACGAGAGTCGAGAGTAGGGTAATCATTCGCCTTCCTTTTTCATGGTCACGGTGTCTTGACCTTTTGAAACTGTTACGCGCTCACCGTCTACCTGGACTTGCATGGGTTCTTTCTGGTCGAGCCTTTGGATTAGGTCTGCAATCACCTTAAACTCAGGCTTTTCCTCTTTCTCTTTTGTTCCAGCAACACCGTTCATCATGGAAATCAACGCGGTCAGAGAAGCACCTAAAAGCCCCATCACCGCAGCCATTTTGGTTTCCTCAAGGACAATAGAAGCCAATACACCAACGCAGACAATTAAAGTGATGTAAGCAAGACCCTGCTTACCAATGGCTTTCCCTGCGACCTCTTTAGCGGATTCAGATTCCATCATTTAACCTTGAATGACTGAATTGCGAGAAATACGCCACCAATGAACGTCCCGATTACGATCAAAGGTTTGGCAAACCTAGCCAACCATTCGAGAACAAGAAAAGCGCCGCGAGCAGCTTCAAAAGCGTGAACTATATCTTTTGTGTTTGCTTCTACTCGGTCAACCTTTTGCTCTACTGCGACAAGACGATCGTAAATCTCACGGTGGCTGATATCTTCCATGATTATTCCTCGGCAGATGAAATGGCGGCTGCTGGTAATGCGCGTTGAACGACAGGATTCCAAAGTTCGCTAGAACTAAGAACGTTTAATACTTTGTTTCTTTCAGACGTTGGTAAAGTAGAAAGCAATTCATTCGCGCTTTTACCTGACCTCATGGCATTTTCTAAAGCCTTAAGAGTTGCACGATTAACTTTCTGCTCAAACTCTTTCAATCCTTCTCTAGCAATGGTGACTTTTGCGCTTAACAACGGAGGCAGAGGAATGCCAAGCATTTTTGCTTGGTTTTCGGCAAAGATATCAGCTAACGGTTTCCCACCCATTTTTGCCAATACTGAAACTCTAAGGTCTTTATCAACATTATCAGCAAGTTTTAAAAACTCAAGAGCAGGACTTTTGGGACGCTGACCACCCATTTCTTTAATAAAGTCATTTCTTCCTGGGCCAAAAATACTTTCAACGGCATCAGGATCATTGCCTTTAATTAAATTAACAAACCCTTTTTTATCTCCGGAGACATATAAGTTACGGGCATAATCAGCCATCTGTTTTTGTTCAATGGCTTTCATGCCTTTTTCAAAAGTCTCAAGATAGTTAGGAAACTTTGTTCCTCCAGCAGAAACTATAACTTCGTCAATAATTGGCTTGATATCGCTTAAAACAGTTTGAGCTAGACGTTTTCTTGCGCTATCAGATGCGCCAGGGTTTAAGTCAGCAATTGCTGAAGCCACACCATTTTTTCTGATTGCATACAAAGCCTCTGGTGAAATATTTCCAGCATCATCAGTTTGCGATGCAATTAGTTCTTCAATTCTCCTAATAGCACCAGCGGCATCTCTATTGGTTGCTATATCAGGGTCTGATAATTTAGATACTAATCGAGCTGATACATCTTTAGAGTTGATTGGCGTTAAACCAGCGCGAACTTGCTCAAATGCTTGTTCACGAATTGGAGTTGTAATTTTGTTTAACGCTGCTTTTGCTGATTTTTGAACAGCGCTCGATCCGGAGATACTAGTTCCTCCAGCGAGTCTATTTAAAGCGTCAGTAACTTCAGCCTCTTGTACGGCAAGTCTACGAGTCCACCAGCTACCAGTGTTTGAAGTCCTAGAAAGATTGTCCAGAGCTTGCCATGCTGCATTATCAATTCCAGCAGCAGCTTGACCAGCGGTTTCACCTTGCGATGCAGCAAGGTTAGCCGCTTTGATAGCGTTAATGTCTCCACCAGCAACATCTCTAGCAATTTTTGCAGCTTTTACATCACCAAGTTTCCCCGCCAAAGCATCGTATAACCATCCAGAACCTTGCGCTAACTTTTTAACAACAGGTGCTGCAACACCTGGGATCGCTGCGCCGATAACGGCTCCAGTAGTAGCTGCTTGCCCAAAGTCTTTTTCTTCTGGACTAATAATTTCTCCAGCACCAGCACCTGCCGCACCAGTAACAGCGCCACCAAATAACCTTTGAGCAACTGTAGGAGCAGCACCGCCACGGCCAGCAAAACCAGCGCTTGAAAGAACAGGAGCAAGCGCCCTAGTTGCCCCGAATAAACCAGCAGCAGCGCCCAAAGCGGGAGCAGCGGCAATACCTAAAGCCGTTTGTGCAAGAGGTGTAGTAATGTCACGCCTAATAGCCAAATTTTCAGCTTGGCGCTGCTCTGGAGTCATAACTCGGCGTCGAGCTAATATTCTTCCAGTTACAGCAGACGTATCCTCTTGTTGCGGAGCGGAAGCGCTCATTCCTGACAAAGCGGCAGTTATCTGCGCCTCCGACATTCCATCAGGAAACTCTACGACATCATTGCCAACTTGAATGTATTGCGGCATGATTAAATATCCTCAAGTCTTCCCGTTACGGGGTTAAATCTTTTAGTTGGCTTTGGTTGTGGAGCAGGTGAAGGAACGGGGGTAGGAGATTGCCCTTCTGGTTGTTTCCCAATTTTTCCAAGCGCAGCATTACGCCAGTTACTATAAGAACTCTTAATTTGATTTAAGTTTTTCTCTAGCGTTTTTGCATCCTGTGCCTGATCTAACGAAGCAATTGCAGACTGCAATGCTTCAAGTTCTTTTACAGCGACTTGACCTAACGCACCTCCAGTAGGACTTGCGTTGCGCATTTGCTGCAATTGGTCAAATCCAAGCCTAGCCTTAATAGTCCCAAGAGTATTAGCCAATTCTTTTGCTGGTGTTCCAGGAACCACAGATAAAATGCTTCCAAAACCAGTGGTAGTAACCCCTAACAGTTTTTGAGCTTCATCAATTTTATTTAAGACAATCTCTGTTCCTTGAACAACACCTTCAGCAGATGCTAATTGTTTATCAATTGCGTCTTGTTTTTTCTGACGCGCTGTATCAATTTTCTCCTGTAGTAGTTGTCGTTGTAGATCATTAGTAGCAGATCTAAGCCCCATGTTTAACTGAGCCATTTCGCGCCTAAATTCACGATCACGTTCAGCCTCTGCTGCGCGACGTTCAGCTTTTTCTGCTTCCATCCTACGGCGTTCTTCAGCTTGCGCCTGAATAGTCGAGCGACGCTCTATTGCCTGTAGAACAGTTTTAGGGTCACCATACCGACGCAGGACTGTTTGAATTTGTTCTTCGCTTGCGTTTTCAGGCAATTGCCCTAACGCTTGCTGCAACTGATTTTCCCGAGCCTGAGTCATCTGCAATGATTGCAATTGACCTTGTCGCAAACCTGCTTCAGCGGCACGTTGCTCCGTAAGGGCTTGAGATTCAATAGCCCTGCGTTGTAAGTCACCTAAAGCCGCAGCAAGTCTAGGATTGCCCATTTCTGCTGCCATCCTTGCGCCAGCAGCAATAGACTCAGGGTCGTTTTGGTCTACATTACGAAGAATCTGTTGTTGTTGAGCAATCATCCGTAACTGAGGATCTTCAACACCTAACAGAGAGCCAACACCTCGACCAATGCCTTGACCGGCTTGGAAAGCACTCATCCTTGCAGCTTGCAGAGGATTTAATTGTGCGAATTGGAATGCGGCACTCTGATCTGCCGCACGTTGAGCTTGTTGGTAAGATTCTGGCGTAAGGCCAAACAAACCTAAGATTTCACTTTGGGCCATGATTATTTCCTATCAAAGAAAACCAAAGGTTCCAGAACCCAAAGAGCCTGGTACGGTAGATATTGGTGATGCCGGACTACCAAACAGAGAACTGAAATTAAATCCCGGCATACTACTTGCGGATTGACCCATGCCAGAATAGAACGACGCCAGAGGACTAAAGCCCATCGGCCCCATCCTGTTTTGCGCGGCAGTCATACCACCAGTAAATAACGCTTGAGCACCTTGAGGATTAGCAATCCTTCCACCCAACGAAGAACCAATCGTCAGCGGCTCCATGCCAAGCTGTTCAATCGAGCCAACCGTTCCGAGAGAGGTGCTAAACGGAGCAAGTGCGCTAGTAACACCTTGACCATATCCACCAAGCAATCCTGCGCCAGTGCTAAACAATCCTGCACCATATGCGGTATTGCGTCGACCTTCCTCCATTGCTTGAGCAGCAAGCGCGGCGTCTTGTTGAGCCAGGGCGTTGTAGTAGGCTTCCATCTCAGGAGAAGCTGCGCGTAATCCCTCCCCACCACCAGGCCGAAGTCCTGTACCACCTACAGATAATCCACCCCTGCCGGTCTGGAATAAGCGGTTTTGCAGTTGAGCAAATTGGCGCTCTCTGGAAGGTGCCAAAAGCTCTTGTTGCTGTGCAATATACCGTTCTGCGGCTTGTTGTGGAGACTCGGCAAGATATTGCTGACCTAAGTTAAACAGTCCGGTGGCGGCAGAGGTTAAAGGAGCATAAAGATCTGGTGCCTGTTCTGCAAAGGTAAGATTCTGGCCGGTAAGGGCCATGATCCTGTCTTGCAAAGCTCGTAGTTCAGGAGATACCGTGTATTCAGCAGAGGAAACACGACCAGTCTCAGGATCGTATCCAAATTGAGATGACCCGAACCTAGTGGTAATCCCAATCGGACGAAACCTGGCTTCTTCAGCCGCGAGTCTGGCCGCTTCGTTCTGAGCATTAGCGGCAACATCTGCCGCGTATTGCGCTTGGGATTGAGCTTTCCTTGCGCCGAGGAAACTCAGTGCGCCGCCTACTAAATTACCCATAATCTTATCA